GTGTTACCGTTGAGTCCTTCTCTGACGATGCTCTTAAGCGTCAACAGGTTGCAGAACACATCCAAGTTAAGATGGCTTATGACATGAAAGTCACAGGCGCTGACTTGGGTTACTTCTTCTCCGCTGTAGTAGCCTAAGCTACATAGACTAAGGTGTACCCTGAGCTACGGCTTGGGGTACAACCCAATATATAACAGAACATAACAGTATTCATATAATGGAGAGTCCTATGCACCCCACATACTTGGGTTGGCAGGTCGATTGGCCTGTGTTTATCAAGATGCCACTATTGGCAGATAATACGAATTGGAAACGTGGAGATCACTTTAACTGGGCAGAGCGAGGGATAGACCAAGATAAGGTTGCTACCCTGTACGCCTCTGGTTACATTCACCACAATAAAGACCTAGAGGTTCAGACTAAAGTTGGAGATCGACTGTCTGAACTAGCGGGTAAAGAATTAGAGACCTTGGTTAACCTCCTTAATGTTGAGGTAAACAAGCGAACATCCAGCAAAGCTGAGTTTGAATCTAAGAAGTGTAAGAAGTCCAAGATTGACGACAAGCAACGTGGTTTAATTCGTCGCTTCCTTAATGTTAATCGTTGGATTACAGAAGACTTCTACGAAATACGAGATAAGGTTCTCGCAGACTAATAACAACGGAGACGACTTACATGGCATGGTCTTACGATCCTACAGACTTGGACACTATCACGGCCTCTGGTCGTCTCAACACAGTACGTCTTCTCATTGGAGATACTGACACAGTTGACCAACAGGTACAGAACGAAGAGATCACATTTGCCCTATCTGAGAATGGCAATAACGTCTACTACTCTGGTGCTTGGGTCGCTCGTGTTATCTCCGCTAAATACTCTCGACAAGTAACGACACAACTAAGTGGTGCTTTGAGTGCTGACTACTCCGACTTAGCCAGACAGTATAAAGCATTAGCAGATGACCTAGAGTACCAAGGTAAGACCGCAGGTGCTTCGGTGGGTGTCCTAGCTGGTGGTATCACTAAGAGTGGCATAAAAGCTGTACGAGCCAATACTAACCGTATCGAAGGCTCTTTCCGTAGAGATCGTTTTAAGAACCCACCAAGCTATCAAACACCTGAATACGAATAAGGAGTAAGATATGTCATTCCGCTCCTTTGACTTGCTAAACCTAGTTAGAGACTTTGGGGAAACCCTTACTCTACGCAAGGTTACTACAGCAGGAACGTATAACCCCGCTACAGGTACAGTAGACAGTTCTGCCACTACTGACTATAGCGTTCAAGGATACCTCTACAATTATAACGTAGGTGTCATAGGTGGTAACGATGAGGTTGTTAGAGGTAGTCGCAAGTGTATTATCTCAGCCTTAGACTTAGCTGCCATCCCTGACTTTGATGACCTTATTATTGGCAGTGGTGATGCAGTTAAGATCATCTCTGTTATGTCGTTATTTTCCGCTGGTACTGCTATAGGTTACATCTGTGACGTAGAGGAATAGGCTATGAAGGCACAAAATCAGTTTGTCAAAGTTAACGCTTCGTTTTATAAGAAGATGGAGCAATTAGAAGACATTGTTGAGGATGCAGTCAAAGAAGAGTTGATTTCCATAGCTCAGAGTGCCGTTAGCTTCTCCCCTGTTGATACTGGTGCGTATGTAACATCCTTCTCTTTTACTACTGGGGCTGGTCGTCCAAGAGGTAAATCTTCTGACAATAAGCCGAAGAAACAGAACCCACAGCAGAAGATGCAAGAGGGCTTTCAGAACCTCCTCACAGACATTAACAAGATTGACCTAAAGAATACCGCAAGCGTCCAACTCAGGAATGGCTCACCTCACGCATACGATGTAGAAGAGGGTAAAGAGGGTAAAAAATGGAAACGGACTCCGGGGTATAAAGTTTTTGCAAAGATAAGGAATATCTATGGCTAGTATTCACAATGATATTCGGGCTGCACTAGAGAGCCACTTATCTGCAACATCAGGTCTCCCATCTATAGCTTACGAGAACGTAGCCTTTGAGCCTACAACAGGTACTAGCTTCCTTAAGGTACAATACCTCCCGACAGTCACTAGACCCGCTGTAAGGGGCTTAAATCCACAGTTGAGATACCAAGGTGTATTCTCTGTAACAGTCTTCGCCCCCGAAGGTCAAGGCCCAGCTACCGCAGACGACTACGCTAACAAAGTGATAGACGCCTTCGCAGCAACCACTGACATCTCGTTCACGAATGGTGATGCAGAAACAATCATAGTGTCTATTGATTACGCTGAACGTCAGCAAGGTATGATAGACAGTCCTTGGTACTTTGTTCCGATCAACATCGGCTGGTACATTTATAAATAACTTCCCACAGGAGAAATCAATATGGCCTTTGCACAGGGTTCACGCTCCAGCCTGTCGTTTATCGTAGAATCTACGTTTGGTACGACACCCGCTGGCAACTTTACTAACCTCCCGTTCAGCACACACTCTTTGAACCTAACTAAAGACCGTGTTGCTGGTACTGATATTCAAGCTGACCGTATGGCTCGTGTTGATCGTCATGGCAACCGTCAAGTAGGTGGTGACATTGTTGTCGATCTCCGCGATGGTGACTTCGATAGCTTCCTTGAATCAGCTATGCTTAACACTTGGGCAACTAACGTACTTAAAGTTGGTACGACACCTAAGTTCTTTTCCGTCGAAGACTATGCTGCTGACATCGACCAAGCTCGTGTGTTCACAGGCATGTCAGTTTCCACTATGGCTATTTCCCTCGCCCCTAACCAGATGGTTACTACAACCTTCGGTATGGTTGGCAAGGACATGGCTATCAGCGCCACAGAGAAGACACAGGATGCTGCCTCTGGTGCTGCACCCTTCGATGCCTACTCAGGTGACATCTCCATCGGTAACGTAGGCGGTGCTTCTGCTGTAGCTATCGTGACAGCCCTTGACTTCACACTGAATAACTCATACGCACCTACCTTCGTCATTGGTGATGATAGCGCACCTTCCCTTGAGTATGGTCGTGCAGAAGTTGAAGGCACACTGACAGCTTACTTTGAGGATGCTTCTCTCATCAACCGTTTCCTCAATGAGACTGAAACTGAGATTGAAGTATCTGTAAATGATCCCACTGGCGCTAACGCATACACCTTCCAATTCCCACGAGTAAAAATCAACTCTGCGGATGTTGGTGTCGATGGCCCAACCAGCCGTATGATCTCTATGTCTTTCGTAGCCCTATACGATACGACAGAAGGTACTAACCTTAAGATTACACGACCATCATAAGAATACCTAGCTAGGTAGTGGAGGCCCCTGAGTCGGGTCGGGGGTCTCCACATTAATCAACCCGACATTAAACCCCCGAAGGAAACCGACATGGACTTAAAAGACCTGACACCGAATTTAGATGATATTGTTGTTGAGATTAAACATCCAGCAACAGGTGATGTACTAAAGAATGACGATGGCACGAATATGACAATTACTATTCTTGCGCCCCATTCTAAAGATTATAAGAAAGCACAGCACGAACAAATCAGCAAGCGGCTTAAGAAAGCTCAGAAGAGTAAGTCTCAAGATGTTGACTACTCAGATATTGAGGAAGCTACGCTGGAGGTTCTAGCCAAGACAACTAAGGCTTGGGACATTACATACAACGGAGAGAAACCTAAGCTCACCGTTGCTAAAGCCAAAGACCTATACGAAGAAGTCTTCTGGATTAAGAACCAGCTTGAGGAGGTAGTGACTGACTCTCTGGATTTTACGAAGGTCTGATCTGTGAGCTAGTTGAGTGGGCTGAACACCAGTTTAAACTCAATAGGCCAGATCAGAATGGCACTACAGAACGAGAACATCTTGAACAAGTAGAAAGGCAGACTGGACGTAGAGTAGAAGCATTGGAACCCCCGACACCCTTCCCCATGCTAATATCCCACGTTTGGTCTGCCTTTATTGCTTTAAGCTCTAGCAGAGGGTCAGGCTTTAGTGGCCCAGCGCCTATTACCTTTGAGCAGATTAAGGCATGGAAAGAGCTTACAGAAACATCTATTGAGCCTTGGGAAATTGAGGCCATCAAGAGAATAGACCTAGAATACTTAAGGGTGGCAAATGGCTGATATTAAGATCATAGTAGATTCCTCTGACGTTGCTACCGCAACAAACAGGGTCGATCAGTTAGGTTCGTCTGGCACAGTAGCACAAAAGGGTATTGACAAAGCCGCAAGAGGTATGAACCAGTTTGGCGCTGTTGCTAAGAATGGCGGTAAAAAACTAAACACCTTCAATATGCAAATCCAACAGGGTGGCTATCAGCTACAGGATTTCGTGGTTCAGTTGCAGAGCGGCACGAGTTTCTTTACGGCTTTTGGTCAACAGGGCTCTCAGTTCGCCGGGGTCTTTGGCCCTCAGGGCGCTGTCATTGGTGCTGTTATTGCTATAGGCGCTGCTGTAGGTGGTATGGCTTACAAGATGCTTACTGCTGGTGATGACGTAAGGGAATTTCAAGAGATACTTGAAGATACTACCGACATCTTAAACAAGTTAACAAAAGCCACAGAAGCAGCCGCAATGTCTAATGAGGAGCTTGAGAAGAGCTTTGGCAATGCGTCAACAGAAATCAAAAGCACCCTTGCTCTGCTAAGGGAAATAGCTAAGAACGAAGCACAAAGAGCTATAGATGACTTAGCCGCCTCTCTTACTAAACTGTATGAGGCCAGCGGGGATGGCGAGAGAAGGGGTGGAATAGCTGCCTTCTTTGACGTTAATATTATGATGGCCTTTACTAGGGCTGGAAAAGCTGCCGTTAAAGAAGCCAGATTATTAACTGGCGAGTTCTTAAATGCACAAGATGCTCTTGCGGCCTCTGAGGGGAACCTAGAGGGGCAGATAGCCGCTACACAAAGATTGCTTAATGCTACTAAGACCTTATCTGATCTTGATGGGGTGCGTAGTGAGGAAGAAGATAAACTAATAAAGCAGATCAGCGAGAGCTTGCTTAAGATGCAAGAGACTCAGACTGTAAAAAAGACCACCCTGTCAACCTATCAAGATATATTAGGGACAGAAGAGGGTCTAGCCCTAGAGGTAGAAGCCCTTAATAAACTGTTTGAAGACAGACTTGGAACCATAGACGACACTGCAAACCTTTATGAAGACATAATTGGTTCCTCAAAAGGTTTAGCTCAATCGGAAGCAGCGTTAAACAAAATCTTTGGGGGCAGACTTGGTACTATTGATGATACCGCCAACCTATATAAAGATGTACTAGGTTCTTCCACAGGACTTTCTCAAGCAGAGGCGGCCTTAAATAAGTTATTTGAAGACAGACTTGGAACTATAGATGATACTGCAAATAACTATGAAGATATCTTAGGCTCATCTGAAGGGCTACTTGATGCGGAAAGTGCGCTTAATAAGTTATTTGAGGACAGACTCGGAACCATTGATGATACTGCAAATCTTTATGAGGATATATTAGGTTCCTCCAAAGGACTTCTTGATGCAGAAAGTGCGCTTAATAAGTTATTTGAAGACAGACTTGGAACCATAGACGATACTGCAAATAACTATGAAGACATCTTAGGCTCCTCCGAAGGACTGCTTAATGCAGAAGGTGCGCTTAATAAGTTATTTGAAGATAGTCGTGGAACCATTGATGATACTGCAAATCTTTATGAGGATATATTAGGTTCTTCTGAAGGTCTTCAGCAATCTACTGAAGCCTTAAATCAAATATATCAGGTCGGACTAGATAAACTGGAAGCTCAAAAAGAGCAGATGGTTGAAATGAGGAAACTTGCTGTAACTTTTGGCACAGGCCAAGGTGGTGAGTTTGCTGATGTTGCTGGTGGGATAGAAGCGTTTGGTGGTGCAGGGTCTTTCAAGTACGGTGGTAGTCAAAAGTTTAGACCCAAAAAAGAACCTGCTGTCAAAGAATCAGACCTTGAGAAACTACAGAAACAACTTGACCTAGAGGACGCACTCCTTGGTAAGACTGAAGCTAGACAAAGAGTAATACAAGCCCTTGGTGTTACCTTCGTAAAAGACCATCCTAATATCGTCGCTAATCTTGAGGCTCAAATCACTGCAAACGAAAACCTCCTCCGCATTGAGGAAGAGCGTAAGAGAATGAACGACCTCGTTACAGACTCTATGGAAGATGGCCTTATGGCTATGGCTGATGGTACTAAGTCTGTTAGTGATGCCTTCCGTGATATGGCTAGAGAGATCATAGCTGAACTCTACCGTATTCTTGTCGTTCAACAAATGGTCAATGCAGCTAAGAGCTTCTTTGGATTTCCCTTCGCTGACGGTGGTGCTTTCTCAGGTGGATCACAGATACAAGCCTACGCTGACGGTGGCATAGTCGGCAGTCCAACTACGTTCCCTATGGCTGGTGGTAAGACTGGTCTCATGGGAGAAGCTGGCCCTGAAGCTATCATGCCACTTAAGCGTGGTGCTAACGGTAAGCTAGGTGTACAGATGGAAGGTGGCGGTGGTGATAACGTGGTCATCAACCAATCGTTTAACTTCCAAGCTAACGGTGACGACAGCGTTAAGAAGATCATTGCTCAGGCTGCACCTCAGATAGCTAACATGACTAAGAAATCTCTACTTGATGATCGTCGTAGAGGCGGAACAACTAAAGCAGTCTTTGGTTAAAGGAACAATAATATGGCACTAAGCTATCCATTAGCTACACCAACGTCTATCGGGATTGAGAGCATTGAGCTTAGGGCTGTTAATGC